AATTAAAGGATTTGAGGATGATCAAAAAAAAAGGCAAGAAGAGTTTGATAGAGAACAGAATATCAGAAGAAATTTATTTGAAAAAGAGATAAAAATATTTGAAAAAAGTAGAGATGATCCTTATCAAATATTGGGTCTTAATCCAAATAATATTACGATGAGTAAAGTTAAAAAAGCTTATAAAATAAGAGCGCAACGCAATCATCCAGATAGGGGTGGAAATCCAGAAATATTTAAAAAAATAACACAATCTTATTGTTATTTAACAAATAAATATGGTTATAAAGAGGAAATGAATAGAAAAATAAATCAAGATGTTGTCAATAAAGATTATGATGATAAATTAATTGATGGTTATGAAAATGTTCATATTGATAAAGATAACTTTAATATTAACAAATTTAATGATATTTTTGAAAAATATCGTTTAGATTCTGCATATGATCAAGGATACGATGATATAATGTCCAATGATCCAAGAACAGATGAACAAGTTGATGTCAATAAAAGTATATTTAATAATAAAAGTTTTAATATAGATGTATTTAATCAAACATTTGCCGATGATAATACCAACGATGAATTAATAGTTTATCAAGAACCAGAAGCTCTTCAATCATTAGGAGGAGCATATCAAGAATTAGGACAAACTAAAGTGAAAGATTTTGGTAAATCGGAAGGTAATATGCTGTTTACTGATTATAAGAAAGCTTACAATGGAGAAAACAAATTTATTAACCCAGATAATGTTAAATATAAAGAATATAAAAACTTAAATGAATTGAAAGCTGAAAGATCTAATATATCCCATAAATTATCTTCAAAAGATGAAAGATTGTTAAATGAACGTAAGAGAAGAGAAGAAGAAATAGAAAGAAAACGCCAAGAGAGAGTAAAAGTTCAGGATGATAAATATTTGGAACAATTTGATAAAATAAATAAATTATTTATTAAAGATTATTAAAGACTATTAAATACTATTAAATACTATTAAAGACTATTTATCATAATCATATTTTTATGTATATTATTTATATAGGATATATGAAATATGAATTTCCTGAATTATTTTTATTAACTAATAAAAATAAAATTAGATTTTGGAAAATTTGGGTATCATCTGATAATAAAATTGCTAAAATACATACTAAATATGGAATGAAAGATGGTGCAGTAATACAACCATCGCCTCAAATAATTGATAAATCTATTGGTAATAGTACTACATTTTTACGTGCAAAAAAATTAGCTGCAACTAAATGGAATAATCGTATCCAAAAAGGTTATAATCAACAAGAACCAAAAGTTAAACCGTCTTATAAAAGATATGATATAAAACAACCAATTATGCCTATGAAAGCGTATTCCATAGATAATAAAAATATTGAATTTCCCGCATTTATTCAACCAAAATTAGATGGTTATCGCGCGTTATTACATAAAAATGGTAATAAATATGAATTTTTATCAAATACACAGCGTCCATATAATCATTTAGAGCATTTATCTGAAGATTTAGATAAAATTAAGTTATTAAATAATAAAGATATATATTTAGATGGTGAATTATATTTAGAAGATGAACATGTCAATACTTTAAGAAGTATTTTATCATCTATAGAATTAACTGGTGAAAAAAGTAAAATAACAAAAAAGATTAAATTTTATGTATTTGATATGTTTGATTTAAAAAATATGAATATGAATTATGTAGATAGGTATAAAGTATTACAAGAACTTTTTAAAATAAAATTTAAAAATATTACTTTAACACCTACATCAATAATTAAAAATAATAATGAATTAGATAAATATTTTGAAAAATATGTTAAAGAAGGTTATGAAGGAATTATTGTTAGAAATATGAGAGGATTATATAAATTAAGAGGAAAATCTATAGATGTACTTAAATCAAAAGATGTGAAAAAAGATAAATTTATTATAGTTGGATATAAGGAAGCAAAAGGCAACAATAAAGGGACAGTTGTTTGGGAAATAAGATGTAATAATGATCCTCGTAAATCATTTTGGACTAAACCTATGGGTAGTAGAGAAGAAAGAAAAATGATGTTTCAAAAGGCAGAGAGCTATATAGGAAAAGAAGTGATGGTAAAATATTTTGAAGCTAATAAAAATGGTTGTGTTACTAAAAATCCTGTAGCATTTTTCACATAATAAAATATTTATAATAATCCATCAAATTTCAGATGCTGACATTTGATGAAAATCTTCCAATGTCTCTTCAAAACATGTGTCACAAAATTGAGTCTTATCCTCCTTATTTGTAAGAAGAAAATAACCATTGCATTTATGACACTGTTTAGAGAAATGTTGAATACCACGTTGCAAATGTTTTTTCGGATCCATCTTATTGTGCATTTTTTTGATATGCGTAAGGGTATTGCTCCTTTGTGAAAAGTTTTTATTGCATATTTTACACCGAAATGGATTCTGTGAATGAGTTGCCAAATGTCTCTTCAAATTCGAAAGATTATTAAATGTCTTTTGACAGCGTGTACACGAGTATGTGTTTTTTATACCTTGATTTTTGGGCATCTTCTGCTTTAGTTAAATTTATAAATTAATTTTATCTATCATTTTTTATAATTACATATACAAAAATAACAAGAAAAATATATAAATATCTATTTACATACTTATATACCTATATACCTATATACTTATGATTGAAAAACACGAAGAAGATCCCCTCTTTGGAATGTTATACGGCATAGAGGACATAAATTAAGAGAATTTGCACAATCTATACACATACATAAATGTCCGCATTTTTTAATTACTACATTTCGCGGTTTTTCCATACATATTTTACATGTTTCGTAATCTTGCAATGATTCTAAATCTTGTGCGTGTTGTTCTTGCATTTCAAGTCGTAATAATTTTAAATCTTCATGATGTTTCTCTCGCAATAATTCCATTTCTTCTTTATGCTGATCCTGACCCCATTTTAAATAATCTTCATAATTATTTTGTAATAATTCTATATCTTCTTCATAATCTTTTTGTAATTCTTGATACAAAGATTCCAAATCTTGTTTATATACCTCTTCTAACTCTTGTTGTAATAATTCTAAATCCTCTCTATATTGGTTTTGTAATATACATTGTAACGATTTCAAATCTTCTTTATACTCATCTTCTAACATGTATAAATCTTGTTCAATCCTTTTTTTTGCTGATATAACACCAGATCCTTCAATCATCATTTTTACCATATTAAAATCATCATCAAATTGTTTTTTTTGTAAACTAATCTTTGATGACTGATCTTTATCATTACATAGTTCTTTAACATGGTTGCATACATTATCTTTAGAATCAGTCACAATATAAAATTTATCACAAATATCACAATACACTCCTGTTGTAGACTGTTTTTCTCTTCTACAATTATTACATAAATGGTCCACATCATTCACCAATCCTACATCAAACCCACCACAATTAATACATTGTTGATGTTTTTTTGTTGTGAAAGATTCCATCTTAATACCTTGTTTTTGTTGTAGGTCCATATCAGGAGGTCTTTTCCACGAGGTTTCACCTGTTTTAGTGTGATAATAGTAGGTACGTTTTTCTTTACGACTTTTTGCTTCTTTCCATTCTCCCTTACTACGTAAAGATATTAAAGTTTTTTGATTTTTTTCTAACTCTTTTTTAGTATGTTGAAAGCGATTACGTAATTTATTATTCTCTTTTTTAAGATTATTTATATAATTATCATTATGATTACGATTAGACATTTATTTAAGTAATAATTATATTTTTATGTAGAATATATTATCATATTTCATTTTTTTATAATTATTTATACGCAAATTTTATAAGGTAAATCAAGAACTATCAAAACAGTCACTACACAAGATCTGATTCCCTGTATAAAGTAAAAAGGTAGCGTTGTATCAATAATTATACTAATAATTATACTAATAATTATACTAATAATTTATCAATTTTATTATATTTTGGAGTATTAGATTTAGATATATTTTCACTCATTATTATAAACTATTATATTAGTTTTTATATTATATTTATTTGCGATAATATTATTTATATTTTTTATTTTTATTTATATATATGATAATACTTAATAATTTATTTGCCAGATTAGGTAATAATATAAAACAACTTTCTAATATTATAGATATAGCTATAGCATATAAACATAATATTAAAATTAATATAAAAAAACTTGATTTTTTTGATCTTACAGTGATTGAAAAATATTTTAACAAATATAATAATAGTGAAATAATCACAGATAAAAATGATTTTTTTTATATTAGAAACTTACCATTTCCAAATGAAATATTTACACAAAATGTTGAAGAAAGAAATAAAATATTACAAAAAGCATTTTTATTAAATAACATTAATAAATTAGACGAAAATGACGTAGTAATTCATATTAGAAGCGGTGATATATTTTCATCAGATCCACATCCTAAATATATTCCACCACCGTTATCCTACTATATTAAAGAAATTAATAAGCATAAATATGAAAAAATTCATATTGTTTGTGAAGACACTAAAAATCCAGTTGTAAATGAATTACTAAAATTATATAAAAATGCCGTTTATGAGAAAAATACTTTAGAAAAAGATATTAGAATAATATTAGGAGCTACAAATATTATATTTAGTGTTGGAACTTTTATACCATCATTAATGTTGTTGTCTAACAATATTAAATATCTTTATGGTAAAGGTTTTAATAATGAGGAGTTAGAAGAATATTATAAAATTATGAGACCTTGGAAAAATACAATAGCACAAAGGAATTATATTTTAACTTATGATTGCAATTAATACTCCATTTTTCAGTGCTGTAAATAGCATTACATCTATAATTATCAATTTATTAATTTTGCAATAATTTTGCAACAACTTTGTTATATTTTTTAATCATAGATGATACACAATCAGCAGTGATTTTTATCTCATCTGTAAAATGTTGACATTTTTCATTATTACAAATAATGGAGTATAAACGGGTCATATCCATTTTTTTTATCACAATTTGTAAAACTTCGTATTTAATAGTACCGCATTCAAGATTATTTGTAAGACAAAAACGGCATTGTAAATCGGTTAATATATACAAATTATGATATCCATAATTTATAATATATGTATCTCTATTCATATATTATAAATATTTAAAAAATTTTATAATAATTGTTGCTATAATTATTGCTATAATTATCAATATAAATAAATATTATATATAATTTATAAAAATCATTTACCAATATGTTAACCCAGGTCTATATAGAGAACCATAATAGTTACCATATGGTAACATACTTGGATAATATTGATTAGTCACTTTTGGATAATTGTAATATACACGACCAAAACTTTTTGGGGTAGGACTATGTTTAGGATAACCATATGGGTAATTCATAGTATAGGGGTAATTCATATTATATGAATAAGTACTACCATGTCCAAAGCTACCTTGTTGAGAAAAAGGATAAATATTTACTTCATCTTCTGAAAACATAGCAATAGAACACCTTTTACATGCATCATTACATTGTGGGGTATTTCTACCATAACACATTTTACATTCTAAGCAACTTTGTTGATCTAAATTTCTATTCATTATAATATATAGATAAGAAAAATATATATAAATAATATATGATAAAAGCAGAAGATTTCAAAAAAAGATATTTATATTTTACAAAGTCTTATATCAATGATAATTTATGTAATTTTTTAAATATTTATGATGATAAAACGAAAATAGATAATTTACAAAATTCAATTAAACGTATTTTTCCCTACACTAATCAATATGATACAGATTTATTTATTAATTATATATATGATTCAAATATAGAATATAGTAATAGGATAAGAATTAATATTTCAAAAACATTATTTTCAGAATATATAAAAACGTTGATTGATGAAAAGGTAGAAGTTGATTTAATTAGATTAAGTTTTACAAAAAATTTTATATATCAAAATAATGGAAAAATTAAAAAACACTCAGAAATACAGTTAATAGATACAAAAGATCTAAATTATATGAAAGAGAATGGCGTATATTTTTATGATTTTGATCAAATATCAAATAAAACTGAATTTATAAAAAATATAATGGATGAAAATAAAATTATAAAATATTTAATACATCAAGATATACATAATTCAATTATTAATCCAATATTAGTATCAATAATGTTAAACAAATATTTCAAAAATAAAATAAATACAAGTCCGACTATATTTCAATTACGAGATATTAAACAAATTTATAAATATATTGATAAAAATAGAAGTAAAATAGAAATATTATATTTTATTAAAAATTATTTTATTTTTGATCCAAAAAAATCAGAATTACCTATTGAAAATAATATTGACCCATTTTTAATAATTAAATTAGAATTGAATATTCATGAAAATAATATTGAAATGTTTATAACTTATTAAATGTTTGTAAAAAATAATTGATAAAATATTATTTATATATATATATTATATGAAATTAAATACAATAGAAGATTTATTTAATGAACTTATGTATTATGTTAGAAAAAAAAGATTAAACAATAAAAATTTTAATGGTTTAAAATTTTGGAGATCAGTTAAACCTATATTATCAAGAAGTAAATATGAAGCTATTAAATGGAAAAATATTCCTGAAAGACATTATAATAATATTATGAAATATTCGGAATACTATATAGATGGTTATGGTAAGACTTATTTAATAGAAAATCATCATTTTTTAATACAAACAGTCCGTATTCCAAAAACTGAAAGTCCATCATTAAGAAAAATAATACAAATAGCATTAAATATTGGTCAATATTTAGCTTTCAATAACAAAACTATAATTAAAAGAGTTAATATAAATGATTATATAAATAAAAAAGATAGTAATACAAAATTATCTGATATATTATCAACTAAAGATATAACAAAAATAAAAAATATATTATCATAATATATTATCATAATATATTTATATATAATAGATGGAAAAAATAAAATATATTCTTGTTACTGGAGGATTAGGTTTTATAGGTTCACATGTAGTTGTTAAATTAATAGAATTAAACTATAATGTTGTAGTTTATGATAATTTATTTAATTCTGGAATAGATATAATTAATAAAATTAATAAAATTACAAATAAACCGAAAAATATAAAATTTGTTAAGGGAGATATTAGAAATATTGATGAACTTACAAAACTTTTTACAATATATAATATTTCCCATGTTTTTCATTTTGCTGCTCTAAAATCTGTTTCTGAATCAGAAAAATACCCAGAATTATATTATGAAGTTAATGTTAAAGGTACAAAAAATCTTTTACATATTATGAATACTTTTAACTGTAAAAATTTTATATATTCATCTTCAGCAACTGTATATGGTGACAGTCCTGCACCTACAACAGAAAATAGTATAGTTGGTAAAAATTTAGCTTGTAATTATGCTCAAAATAAATATGAAATGGAACAATATATTTTACAAAATCATAATAATGGATTTTTACAAAATTGGAATATTATAATTTTAAGATATTTTAATCCAATTGGTGCACATTTCAGTGGTATTATTGGTGAAAATACAAATGGTATACCAAATAATGTTTTCCCTTATTTACTACGTGTTGCTAAATGGACAAATGATAATTCAGTTGATAAAGATATGGAAAGTCCTTATAAAATATTTACTATTTATGGGGATGATTATAATACGAGAGATGGAACATGTATTAGAGATTATATTCATATTGATGATTTAGCTAAGGCTCATATTGAAGTATTACAATTATTAAAAAATAAAAATATTAGAGTATATAATGTAGGTACAGGAAGAGGAAGTACAGTTATGGAACTTGTACAAAGTATAAATAAAATTTTAGAATTAAAAGGTAAAAAAAAGATTGCTTATAAAATTGGTAATAGACGTGAAGGTGATATAGATATATCTTATTCTAAAGTAGATAAAATATATAATGATATTGGATTTACAACATCAAAATATTTAGATGATATGTGTATTGATGGTTTAAATTTTATAGGTTTATAATTTTTATAAAAAATAATTTTATAAAAATAATTTTATAAAAAATAGTAAAAATGATGAAAGATAATACAGTTTAATACATTATAGAAGGCATCATATAAGATCCATAATAATTTCCATAAGGATATTGACTTGGATTATACCAAACAGATTGTGACATAAGTGAATTATTCATAGTGAACATTTGTGGGTACATTGAATAACATTTTTCACAAGAACTTGCGCAATATGCATCTTGATAATTTTTATAAGAGCAATTCATACAGTCATAACAGCTAATTTCATAAAGGTATTGATTATTCATATATAATATTCTTAGAAAAAAACTTATTTTTTAATTTTTTTTATTAATTTTTCAAAAAGTGAATGATTTATATTATTTTTAGAAGTTTTTTTTCTTTTATTATAACGAGTATCTAATATATTATTATTATTATTATTATTATTAGTATTTACACTTTGGTATTGAGTATAATCTTTTTCTATGGTATCCATATAATTATTTAGAGATTTTATTATTGAATTATTTACTAAGTATTGTGAAGTTGTAAAATCAAAAGTTTTATTAATTTTTTGATCATTTAATAATTCACACTTATTTTTTATATTATCTAAAATATTATCTTGTTTCTGTGCATTTAATTTTTTAAATAAATCCGGATTAGGTATAACACCTTCATCTGTTTTTATATCTAATATATTGAATGATAACATATCTGGTTTATTAACAATATTTGAATTATTTAATTCAGTATATTTCATAATATCATTCGATTTTAATGTTTCAATCTTTTTTAATTTTGAGTTGATATCATAATATGGTATATTCAAAGGACATATCATAATATGTCCATATTTAATTCCATTAGCTTTCAAATTATAACATTCACCAATCATAGATTCAAAATAATTATTTGAATTTTGTTTATAATTTGATAATATAAATTTTACAGATATAACGCCTAATATTTTTTCTTCATTATTGCATATTGTAATATCAGAATTTTTTGAATAAAATTTACCTGCTACTTTTATCTCTTTATTATCCTTAACAGATAAAGGATTATAAGAGTAACAGCGATAATTATTTCCTAATCTATTTTGAACATAGTTTCTAATCCAATAATGAATATATTTAACACGATTGGGACTTCTTCTCCCGTATTTATAAACTTGTTGAAGAGATTTATCAATTGCATATTTAATAAAATTTTTATTCATTTTATTCATTTTATTTATTTTATTTATTTTTGGCATTATATTTTTATATATTATAAAAAAATTATCTATTTTCAGGTTTAATATATTTTATTCCTAATTTATTAAATATTTCTTTTTCATTTTTAGCCTTATTCATTACAATCTTATTCCCTTTATAAATACCAAATTCAGATAATTTATACCCTTGATCTTTAACTTTTTGTCTAATATCTCTGGAGAATGATTCGCCGGAACCAAAATAAAGTTGATAAAATGGTAATAAATTAAATGGTGTCATTTTAATATCAATATGTCTTTTTGTGTTTGTAATTCCCATAAAGTTATTTGAACTTTTATTAATTATTGAAATAATTAGTTTTTTTTCTATTAAAAATGCTAAAATATCATCAAAAATATTTGACTTACTTAATTCATATTTTGTTTTAATTTTAGAAGTTGTTAATATTATATCTATATCTCCAGATAATGTTTTACCTTTTCTATAAGAACCAGCCATATGTACTTCAACATCGGGAAATTTTTGTTTTAAATTTTTTTCAATATTATTTTTGTATATAGTTATTTCATTTCTTGGAATTTTAGTATTTAATGTATCAAAATATTTTAATCCAATTTGTTGCATATGGGTTAATTCTATGTCACCTTTTTTATGAGCTTTTTCTAATTGTTTAATATTTGTTATTCCTTTATCAACTAAATTTTTAGATAATTTTGGACCTATTCCCATAACTTTTTGAAGTTCAAACTTAGCTTTAATAGTTTTATCTTTTTTCATATCTTCTAATAATTTTAATTTACCGGTATTAATAATTTCATCAATTTTTAAAAGTGTTCTATTACCAATTCCTTCAACATTTTTAAGATCAGAACTATTTTTAATCCTATTAGGATATTTTTTTAATATATTCACAATTTTTTTATAAGACTGTGCTTCATATTTATTTTCTAAAACAGTATGTATTAAACATAATTCACTAAATATTTTAATAATTTTTTCATTCATATATAATCAACAAAGATAACATTTTTATAAAAATATATTGTTATATAGTAATATAGTTATGGAAAAAAATCAACTTATAGTAGCATCCATTATATCATTAATTATATTTTTTTATTCATTAGAATTAACATCATTTAGTGGATATACTTTTTTAGGATTAATAGTAATGTCAGTAGTATTATATTTTGGTTATGAACATATATTGACCATGTTAAGTAGTGGTAAAAGTATGATTGCAATTGTATGTTTTATACTTGTTGCAGTAATAACATTGGTATTAATATGGGGAGGTTATAAAATATATATTAATAAAAAAGAAATTAATAAAAGATGGACAGAATATAAATGTAGACCATATATATTACCTTTTGCAGGGTGGGCTATTGGTCCAAAAAGTGTGACAGCAACATCAAATTTTAGTGAATGTATGTGGAATACAAATAAGTCTATGTTTGATATTTTAATGACACCATTTAGAGATATTTTAAATCAAATAACACAAATTTTGAGTGGTATTGTAAAAGATATACAGAATATTAGAAAAATGATAAATTATTTACGAGATAGTATGGAAGAGATTGCAATAGATATTTATAGAAAGATATGGTCATCATATCTTAGAATTGCAAAATTATTTAAAATATTTTTAAAAGTATTTGAAAAATTGGGTCAAGTATTTGTTGAATTATTTGATGTAATGTTATATACAGTTTATACATTTGGATCACTTTTTAATGGAGTAGTTGGTAAAATTGAAGATATTGTAGAATTTTTCTGTTTTGATGAAAATACAATGATAAATATAAATGGAGGTGATAGTAAAAAAATAAAGGATATAAATACGGAAGATATTTTAGAGGGTAATAATAGAGTCACAGGTATAATTAAATTTGATGCATCTAATGTTAAAATGTATAATTATAATGATATAATTGTTTCAGGGGATCATTTAGTAATGGAAAATAATAAATGGTTAAGAGTGAAAGATAGCGATGTTAGTAAAGAAATAGATAATTATAATAATTCGCTAATATATTGTTTAATTACTGAAAATTCATTAATTAAAATTGGTGATAATTTATTTAAAGATTATATAGAGACAAATAATAATTTTATAAAAAAACAGATTTATAGTTATATTATAAATAATTTAAATAGAAATAATGAATTATATATTTATGAAAATATAAATCTTGAATCTGGATTAGACGGTAATCTTAAAATTTTAATGGAAAATGGTACATTTAAAAAATTAAAAGATATAAATATTGGTGAAATAACAAATTATGGAAAAGTATTATCTGTTTCAAAAATAAAATCAAATAATGTTTGTAAATATAATAATATGATAATGACAAATAATATAATTATTTATAAAGATGATAAATGGATACCATTATTTATGGAAAATGTTGAAAATATTGATTACGAAGATGATTTATATCATATTATAACAGAATATCATAATATAAATATTAATGGAATTAATATGAGAGATTTTGAACAAATAAGTGATAAAAATGTTAATAACATAATAGATAATTATGTATTGAGTAATTTATAACATTGTTTAGAAGTGAATCTATTTTTATAATTATATACTAACATATTTTTACATAGTTTATAAAAATTTTTGTTATTCCATTGATTTTTATAATAATATATATTTGTTTGATTATTTAATTGTTTAATATATGATTTTCTATCATAATTAAAATAAAATGGGAAATAATTACATACTAAATAATAAAGTATGCAACCAGTTGACCAAATATCACATCTACTATCATAGTTTTCTAAACTATATATCATTTCTGGTGCAAAAAACCCTGATGTACCAACTAAACCTTTACAAGGATAATCATAGCATGCTAAACCGAAGTCAATAATTTTAACATGTTTTGTGTCAGGGTTGATAATAATATTATCGAGTTTTATATCTCGGTGAGTTATTTTATTTTTATGAAGAAATTTTAATCCTGATAGAATTTGTTTCATAGTATTAAATATATCTTGATCATTCATACAATTTAGTTTAGTGTATTCATATAAATCAGTACCAATAATATTTTCAATGTAAATTAGATATATATTATTATACTTATTTTTATTAATTCCAATAATATTCATTAGATTTTCATGTTGATATAATTTTTTTGTAATATTTTTATTGTATTCTCCATTATAATTATCATCAAATTTATTTATCATTTTAATTAAAATATTATCATCTTGTTTACAACGATATATATCTCCAAAACCTCCTTCATTAATAATATTGGAATAATCTGGTGATAAATTTTTAATACTTGTCATAAATATGTTAAAAATAGATATATAATAAAAATATATTTTTTTTCTATATGTTGGAATATAAAAATAAATATTTAATATTTTTTTTTATAAAATTTCCTAAAAAAATGAAATTAAAAATACTTAAAAGTTATTGATCAACAAATAATAATTATATAAATGACTCACAATAATCTCGCAAAAAAATACCAGAAGAAAACACAACATGAACATATTCTTGATCTTCCAGATACGTATATAGGATCTGTAGAAAAAGGTAATGTTAATCTTTGGGTATTTAATGACGAGAATATGGTAAAAAAAGATGTTTCAATTGTAAATGGTTTATATAAAATTTTTGATGAGATTTTGGTTAATGCAAGTGACCATCATATTCGTTTGAAACAAAATGGCACATACAATCAAGTAACTAAAATAAAAGTCAATATTAATCAAGAAAAGAATGAAATAAGTGTTTACAATAATGGAGATGGTGTTCCTATTGCAATGCATCCTGAACACAATATGTATATACCTGAAATGATTTTTGGACATTTATTAACATCAAGTAACTATGATAAAGAAGAAAAGAAAATTGTCGGCGGAAAAAATGGAATAGGTAGCAAGGCGTGCTGTATTTTTTCAAAAAAATTTATAATTGAGACTGTAGATGCTGTAACAACAAAAAAATATATTCAAGAATTTAGTAACAATATGTATGACAAAAAAGATCCAAAGATAACAAATTGTTATAACAAACCTTATACAAAAGTTACATTTTATCCAGATTTAGAGAAATTTAATATGACAGAGTTAGAGGACGATATTATCTCATTAATGTCTAAACGTGTATGGGATATGACAGCAACAACAGATCAAACTGTGACTGTATTTTTGAATGATAAAAAATTAGAATGTAAACAATTTGAAAAATATATTGATATGTTTATTGGAACTAAGAATGAAAAAGAGAGAATCTATGAAGAAGTTAATGATAGATGGGAAGTTGCTGTTTCTGTAAGTCCAGATGAAGAATTTGAACATGTTTCATTTGTTAATGGTATATATACATTTAAGGGAGGAAAACATGTAGATTATGTTTCAACACATATAGCTAATAAATTATCAAAATATTTGGCTAACCGTGGTAGGAATAAGTTACAAATTAAACCAGAATACATTAAAAAGAATATGTTTTTATTTTTGAAATGTTTTATTGAAAATCCGAGTTTCAGTAGTCAGACAAAAGAGGAATTGACAACTATTAGTAAAAATTTTGGTTCTAAATGTGTAGTAAGTGATAAATTTATTGAGAAACTTGCTAAAACAGAAATTGTGGAAAGAAGTTTAGCATTGGGACATCATAAGAGTAATATGAATTTAATGACAACTACAGAAAATAAGAAAAAGAAAACGATTCGTATTCTTAATTTAGATGATGCAACATGGGCAGGAACTAATAAATCATGTGAATGTACTTTAATTTTAACAGAAGGATTATCAGCTAAAGCAACAGCAATTGCAGGATTATCAGTTGTAGGTCGTGAAAAATTCGGTGTTTTTCCGTTAAAGGGAAAACTATTAAATGTGCGTGATTTAAAACCCAAAAAAGGTGAAACGATGGAGGATGTTATTTTTAAAAATGAAGAAATTAAAAATATTATTAAGATTATGGGTTTACAATTATATGAATTTGAAGTTTCTACAAATGGTAAGAAAACAAGTGCAAAGAAAACAAGAAAAATTTATAAAGATGTTAGTGAACTACGTTATGGTAGAATTATGTGTTATACAGATCAGGACGTTGATGGAAGTCATATCAAGGGTTTATTGATGAATATTATTAACACATTCTGGTCTGAATTAACAGAGATTGAAGGATTTATTACATCATTGCCTACACCAATTGTTAAAGTTAGTAAAGGTAAGAATGTAATACCTTTTTATTCATTAGGAGATTATGAAACTTGGAAAAAAAATACAGAAATTAAGGGATGGAATATAAAGTATTATAAAGGTTTAGGAACAAGTACAGCACAAGAAGGTAAAGAGTATTTTAAATCTTATGATAAAGAATTGGTTAATTATAATGGTCAAGATGAAGGATCACATGATGCTTTAAAATTAGCTTTTGGTGATAGTAAAACATATTCTGATGATCGTAAAAAGTGGTTAGAAGGATATGATATGTATAATGTTTTAGAACCTAAACAGAAACAAGTTAGTATTAAAGAATTTATTGATAAGGATTTAATTCATTTTTCAAATTATGATTGTATGAGAAGTATTCCATCAATGTGTGATGGTTTTAAACCAGTTCAAAGGAAAATTATGTTTAGTGCATTTAAAAGAAATCTTAAAAGTGAGATTAAAGTAGCACAATTTGCAGGTTATGTGAGTGAACATTCTGCTTATCATCATGGTGAGGCAAGTTTACACGGTGCAATTATTGCAATGGCACAAGATTTTGTTGGTTCTAATAATATTAATTTATTAGATCCGGTTGGTCAGTTTGGTACAAGATTAGTATCTTCGGGGAAAGATCACGCTAGTCCAAGGTATATTTTTACACAGTTGACGAATTTAGCATCAATTATGTATAATAAAATGGATCTGCCAATATTTGAATATTTAGATGATGATGGTCAATCAATTGAACCTAAATGGTATTTACCATTAATTCCAACAATTTTAGTTAATGGTACAAAAGGTATTGGAACGGGATTTAGTACAGAAGTGCCTTGTTTCAATCCGTTAGATTTGGTTAAAAATATTAAAAAGTTGATGAATAATGATGTAATGGAAGAGATGATACCGTGGTATAGAGGATTTGAGGGTGAAATTAAAAAAGTGGATAGTAAAAAATATGAATGTCGTGGAAAATATAATTTTATTAATGATACTACAGTTGATATTACAGAATTACCGATTGGTACATGGTCATCAAATTATATAGAAAAAATAGATAAGTTAGTAATTGATAGTAGTGTGAAGGATGCTAAATTAAAAAAGAAACAATTTATTACAGATTATGAAAAAATGAATGGACATACAGATACTAAAGTACATCTTAGAATTAAAATGGCTAAAACTAAATTGGCAACATATAAAAAGAATATAGTACAATTTGAAAAAGATTTTGATTTAGTAGCGAATTTAAATACTGGTAATATGCACTTATATAATGCTAAATGTCAATTGAGAAAATATGATAATGTAGAAGATATTTTACAAGATTTTTATAAATTGAGATTAGAATATTATCTGAAACGCAAATTGTATTGGTTAATAAGAATGAAGAAGGAATTAGATATTATGGAAGCTAAGATTAAGTTTATTCAATTTGTGCGAGATCAGAAAATAGATATTCGCAAACCAGAAGAAGAAATTATTTCTATCTTAGAAGAGAATGATTTCCCTAAATTTAGCAATAAAGAATCAGCGAATATTAATAAAGAAGAAGAAGAAATTAATCAAGACGAATATACATATGATTATCTATTGAAGATGCAAATTAGAACTTTAACTCAGAAAGTGATGGAACGAATGATGAAAGAACACGAAATTAAGATGGCTGAATATAAAAAACTTGAGAGTAAAAGTGATAAGGATTTATGGATGGAAGATTTGAGTGAATTTGGGAAAGTATATGAAAAAATGATGAAAGATTATATGGGAAAACATAATGAAACTAGTGGGAGTAGTGGTAAAACAGTTAAGAAAATAGTTAAGAAAACAGTTAAGAAAGGAAAAGTTAAAATTGTTTAATTATATTGTATAACTGATATTAACACCGTTTGGATAAATATTTTTTTTATAATCTGACATGATGCCACATGGTATCTCAATACCACCACTATTAGAAAGGTTAAAATATTTATTAGTTGTAGTTTCACCAGCAGTATTTTCTCCTGAAAAATATATATTTGTTATTTTTGATAATATTTTTAGAACTATTGCAGTTTGTTCAGCTGAACTCATCGTTTTTGAATTAATTAAAACAATAATTTTATCTGGAATTTGTTTTAATTTTTTATTAGAACCACATATTTTAGAATAATTATTACACCCGTTTTCACAAAAATGGGACACTTTTATAAATTTTTTTATGAATATTTTTTTATATGCTCTATTGCTTGTATAAACAAATATTTAAAATAATTTTCCAAATTTTTCTTTTTAATATTATGATTGATTATATAATTACTCACTTTTACTAATTCTTCATATGACTGAGGACTTTCCAATTTTATGTAATGTTTGTACTGATTAAAGAAATTCTCTATAGCATTTGTCTGTGGATTATACCTAATCGTATATAAATATTTATTTCCATTTGATATAATATAATCTTTTACTATTTTTGAATGATGAAATCTTGCATTATCCATCGTAATTAAATAATTTTTATACTTTCCTGTTATATATTTACTAATAAAATTTATAAACTTTTCTGACGTTAAACCTCCTGTTTCTTTATATATTTCTAAACCAACTATTTTTCCATGAGTAATTGCACATAACATATTAAATTTTTTATATGGATAAATATTTGTTCTTACAATTGCTCTTCTTCCCTTTTTAGCCCAACCTCTTTCTTTTGTCATATTGATATACAATGCTGTTTCATCAATAGATATAATTTTATCAATATTGTATTTCAATAACTCTTTATAATATTCTAATAATTCGACTTCTAAATTACCTTTTTCTGGAAAATATTTTTTTCTTAACATTTTATGAGTAATATTTAATTTTTTCACCAATCTATAAATTGATATATAACTATAATTTTTGTTAAATTTTTGATTTACTAATTTTGTTAATTGTTTTAATGTGATATTTGCGTGTTTATAAATATGTTCTTTTATAAATTTCTTCTCATCCTCAGAAAATATATATTTGTCTTTTGATGCTTTTCTATTTAATGATTTATTTATCTCATATCTCTTCAACCATCTTTGAAGAGAAGACTTAGAACATCCAAATATTTCACAAGTCTTTCTAAAACTTTTATGCTTTTTATAGTATTTAATAGCAGATATTTTATAATCTTTAGAATAATGTTTTACCATATAAAATAAATACTTATATTTATTTTATATTTTTTGTTAATCAGAATAAATACTTAATATATAAATTGAATATTTAATATATTATATTATTATAAATGGTTAAAAATATTATATTATATAATGAATTAAACTATATTAAAAATATAGACTTAAAAGTAAATATAATATTAATTTATAATAATATTCGTAACGCAACTTATAATTTTGTAACAACTCAAATTTTAAACAAATTAAAAAATTTCATAAGTAAATATGATTGTTTAGAAATATTTGTTATGAATCACTTACATAGTAATATTCAAAAAAATAACAGCGCAATTGTTATTTATAATAAATTATATGAAAAAGATATTCAAAAATTAAAAAATCTTAAAATTAAAGATACATTTGATAATATTTTGGGAAAATTATTAGGATTTACTTGTCCTAATGATTTTTTGAAAGGTGGTGATATTAGATATAGATATAGTATATCAATTATGAATAAACATTATGAAAATATTCCGATAATATATTATACTTGTATTAAAGAAAATAGAGAAGCAATTAAAAATTTGAATGGGTTGTGTAAAAAAATAAAACCAATTATTGAAGAACTTAATTTCAGAAATATATCTATAAATAATAAAAAAACTTACTATTTGTAATATTATACTATCCTCATTTTATGTTTTTTTGTATCTAAATGTTTTTTATATGATGACTCTGTAAATACACCAAAATCACAATTTTCACAATAATATGTAAATTCTTTTTTTCTTTTATATATGATGGATGATAATAAAAATTATTTTAGATATACATCTTGTCAAAGAATATATGAAACAGAAAGATTAAAATATCAAGAAATATTAAAAGATATGAAAAATAAGAATAGTGTTATTGAAGAGGAGACAAAATTGAGCAATTATAATTCAAAAAGTTGTATATATAGTAATTTTAAGAATTATATCAAAGTCAAATTGGAAATAAATGGCAAATTAGAAAAATTCTATAACCAAATAAAATTAAGAAAATTCAAGTGGAGACAATATATAAATAAACAAAGAACAGAAAGTAAATTGGTAAATAATATTAAAAATAACTATAAAACAAAAGATAAAAAACCAGCAATTATTATTGGCAATTGGAATATAACAAAACAAATGAGAAATTTTATATCAACACCATGTATAGGTATAAAAAGATTATTAGCTAAAAATTTTAAAGTAATTACTATAGATGAATTTAGAACTTCTTGTTTAGATTATAAAACAGAAGATAAAGTAAAAAATATGAGAGATATAAATAATAAAAAAATACATTCAGTGCTAATCCTAACGGAGAAAAATAGAGCTATTGGATGTATCAATAGAGATAAAAATGCAGTTCTAAATTATCAAAAAATAGTAAAACAATATATGAATGATAGAACAAGACCATATAATTTTAGAAGAGATGTGGAATTAAAATCATAAAAGGATATATACTCTATTATAGAGATAAGTATATCCACCGTTTGGTTATTATTTAATAATAACCATTATGTTATTACATTTTGTTTTTTTTATTTTTTTGGGATTTTTAGTGTCCCATTTTTATGAAAACAGGTGTAATAATACTTGTTATACAATTTTTCTCTCTTATTAAATCTTTCTTAAATTTACCATCTCGTGTTTTAATATATGTTAAAACTTTAGATGGAACTAACATTAATAATGGTAATAATCCTGCTACAATTACTTCAGGTTTTCCACCATAATTATCTCTTAGATCAATGAACAAAGGTTTCTTTGTATTTATTTCACAAAGTAATTTATTAGCAGTAAGGACATATTTTTTTTGAAATGATTTAATATTAGATGGAGTTTCTGGCAAAATTAATCTATTTTCAGATTTAATTAGTTTAGGTAAAATATCAGATAGAAGGTATTTACTGGACAATAATCCTTCAAGTAATTGTGGGGAAATATATCCGCCATGTTCATTTTTCCAAATATTATTAAAATCTTGTTCAAGATTATTATATCTTTTATTTTCAAATTGTTTCCATTTTTTTTGGTTATAATTATAATAATATTTTTTTAATAAATTAACTATTTCTTTTCTTATGTCAGATTGATTTAACATTATTATAATATATATAATTATTTTTACTATATTTTTCTAATTTTTATATTATATCTATTATCAAATATTATAAAATTGCGTTCAAATAATATATGTATATTATATATACATACATATAATGGAAACATTTAAAACTCCCTATGGTTTAATTACATTATACAAAAATGAAACATTTATTATAAATGATTTTAGAAGAGGTTCTTATTGGGATATTGAAACTTTACATATGTTAAAAGAGTATATTAATCCAAATCGCAATATTTTAGAAATAGGAGGACATTGTGGAACTTCAAGTGTTATTTATTCATCATTTTTAAGCGATAAAAATAAATTATATGTTTATGAACCACAATTTAATATGTATAATTTATTAGTTAAAAATATAAATCAAAATAATTTACAAAATAAAATTATTCCTTTTAATTCAGGAGTATTTTGTTATAATGGAGAAGGAAGAATGAATGATATTGATTTAGATGGTGGAGGAGGTGTTGTATCCAAAAGATATAATGAAGAGAGTAATTTAAAATGCAATTTTGGAGGAATTTGTTTAGGTAATGGTGGTGAGAGTATAAAATTAACAACCATTGATAGTATGGATTTAGATGATATTGGTTTTATTCATTGTGATGCACAAGGTTCTGAAACATTTATATTTTCAAGAGCAATGGAAACTATAAAAAAATATAGACCAGTTATTTTATATGAAAATAATAAGGAGTATGGTAAATATTTATATAATAATGTATGTAAAAATTATCCAACATGGTATGAAGAATCTGTTTTTGATTTAAAAAAATATTGTATGGAAACATTAAATTATTCAAAATATATTGATAGATTTAATAATAGTATTGATACTCTATTAATTCCATAATTTATTTATAATTAGATATTACTAAATATTACTAAATATTACTAAATATTACTAAATATTCAAAATGATTAAAAACATATAAATAAATTCATATAATATAATATATTATATGAATCCACACGATTTACTAAATACAAATACTTTTATAAACACTAATGAAATCCAATTTAATGAAAACCAGAGAACTCGTGATCGTGTCAATGTTCTGAAAACTATTGATCAACCATTTCCCAAAAGATACAATCGTAATTGGGATCCAATTATAAGTGATGAAGTTCGTGATATTGTTAAAGATCGTTATAAAAAATATAAGACCACATCTCTCTTATTAGATAGTCGTGATAGAAATCACAAAGTGTATCCTAATCCAAACAATTATAAACTTGTTTTGGGTAGTCAATTCAATTATATTGAATCTATTAAATTACTTGATATCAATATTAATAACCTATTTTTAACTAAGACTACTATTTCATGGATAAATGAGAGTGGATATTTTACTACCGAGATACCATGCGGTATCTACTCTTCACAAAATTTAGCTAATATTATGTCTCAATATATGAGTATGGTACCAGATGATAATGGTAATATACAGAATATAGATGTTAAAATTGACCCTGTATTGAATGATATTAAAATAATCAATAGATTACAAGTGCCGGAAATTGTAGCAGTTCAAACCTTATTACAATCAGGAGATGATGTATTTACTCCACAAGTTGGTTCACCTGTTCAAACTGGTATCTATATTTTAGTTAAACAGGATACACCATTTAGTAATCAAAATCTACCTTTAATACCAACTAATCTTCCTAATATAGGTGGATTTTCCAATCTTTTATTCAATTGCCAAGAATTTTGGCAAGGTAATAGCAATGGTAATGAGTATAAACGGATAGATGAAATTGTGATTAGTGGTGTAAATTATCAAAGATATTTATTAATACCGAGACCCAATGGACAGGAATTGAAGACAAAAACAGCTCAAAATATTGTCACTGTATCATCAATTGAGAGTTATTTAAAATCAACTTTAATAAATAAACATAATTTTATTAGCAATTTTAGTGATAAAGAGTTAGAATGTCTTCCTATAATAGGTGAATCCAGAGAATTTTCTATTGATTTTAATAATTCATCTTTAATGAATATTTTTAATTGGAAAGAGTGTGATGAAGAATTTAAATATGTTTTAACAAATAATTCACCATCTAATGTAAGTAAAGAGAAATGTTTTGATATTTATAAGGATCAATGTGTTAAGCAAAGCGCTGGGCAAAGCGCTGGGCAAAGCGCTAATCATTGCAATTATATCTTTAAAGTGGAACCATATATTCTATTGAAATTGACAATACCATCATATGCTGAAGATCGAATAGCTGGAAATTTAGTAAAGAGTCAAAATCTACCCAAGAGGATGATATATAACAGTGATGAGATGGAGGATACAACGAATATTTTCGCAAAAATTAGTATCAGTCATGAAAATAAAGTCGAGACAAGTGTGTTAAAATTTTATGAGTCACCTTTAGAGAAATTTGATGAAGTTATTATCACATTTTTGGATAAAAATGGTAAAATATTGGACTTAAAATGTGATCAAACGATTATGTTAGAAGTGACAGAAGCGGTAGATGTTTTGAAAGACACTTTAATAGATTCTAGACATGGGGAGGCAAATATAACAGGTGTCAGACATTAATTGGTTAAGAAGAAGATAATGAAATATAATATATGTATGTTCAACAATTAGTTATAAAAAATGATGGTTAAAATTTATATGTTACAAAGTATACAATTAGTTTCGATGCCAGCAAGAACGAAAAGAACAACAGAAGCCGAAAGGCTTATAAATGAAGCAACTTCTATTGCTAAAGCGGAGGCGAGATGGTTACGTAGAGGACGTGGTTACGCTGCCCGAAGGCAAATAGAAGAAGCGGAAAAATCAGTTCGTGCATTTATTGACCAAGTTGATTTTTCCTCCAAAACTCCGGAGGAAATATTTGAAGAAAATGTGGTAATTGTGTAATTTCATTATTCTTTGAATTAAAATTATAAGTATTTTTCCAATATTTTATAAAAAAAATCAGATATAAATATATATGGTTTATAAAAAATATTTTGATAATAGATTGAAAAAATTAACAACATTTAATAAAATTAGATTATATAAATTATTAGAAATTTCACAATATATAATACTATATTTGTTAATATCTATACCAGTTAGTGTAGTATTAGAAGAAATATTTCCTGATGTAGATGAAAGTAAACCAATTTGGAAAATAATGATTGAAATAATTGCACAAATGGTAATAATGGGGATTTTAATTTTTTATTTAATGAAGATAGTAAAATTGGTACCATTTATTTTTATGAGTGATAAAAGTTATATAGAACATAAAATATTTGAATATGAAGGTACAATTACAATATCATTAGTAATGTTAGGTACACAGAAGAATTTAGTTTCAAAGATACATATTATACGTAAAAGAATTATGGATGTGATATAAATAAAAATAAAAATTCTTGTGTAATTATATAGATGAGTTTTTTACAACCAAATGATAGAAATCAAGAAGTCTTTCCACAATTTCAAAATGGACGTGTTATAAATATTAACGAAAAACCTGTTGAATGGTATCAACCCTTTGATGGAAATAAACCCAATGATTCATTTCAGAATCAAGCCCTTTACGGAATTCAAAGCCATTCCGTCTTAGGTGACGCATTTTTCTCAAAAGCTAACGTACAATTGGTTCACAATATGGTTAGATATCAAGTATACCTTCGTTCTGATAAGAAGTATTTGATAGGAGAACAGTCAAACCTTGATCTCGAAGTGATCATGCGTTCAATATATCTCCAATTTAGCCGTAATTTGCAGGATAGAATCACAGAACAGATAAAAGAGCTTAATATGAAGGTAGTAAATGTAATTTTGCCGCGCATACTGTCATCTATAGAACAATATATCGGATATCTCCACCGAATCAGCACATTGCCACAAGAAATTGAGCTTCCGAAAAATGTTTCGAGTAAAGGAACGAAAATTTTAAAATCTGTGACTAGTACTTTTTGAAAAAATCAACATAATGATATCCACTTGATATAAATATATTTGTAGGATTTACATTTTTTGTATTATTTCATTAAAATTTAATAAAATAATAAAAATATTTTTACTTAATCCATTTAATAATTTCATTTAGACCATTTGATTCAACATTAAAACAGTTTTGATCACTGAATCAGGAACAAGAGAAATAGAATCAATTCCTTCATCAACTAAAAATTTTGCGAAATCTGGAAAATCACTCGGTCCTTGCCCGCATAGACCAATCTTGGTCCCATTCCTCTTACAACCTTGGATAGCCATTGATATCATTTGTTTTACAGCACTATTTTTTTCTGAGTATATATGCGACACCAATTCTGAATCTCTATCGAGACCGAGTGTTAATTGTGTTAAATCGTTACTACCAATAGAGTATCCATCAACATATTTACAGAATTCATCAACTAAGATAACATTACTTGGAATTTCACACATTAAGTATACTTGTAATCCATTCTCCCCACGTTTCAATCCATATTTCTCCATAACTGCTAAAACATTTTGACATTCTTCCACTGTTCTACAGAATGGTATCATCACAATTACATTAGTCAGCCCCATTTCTTCTCTAACTTTTTTGATTGCTGCGCACTCTAATCCGAAAGCTTGTTCATACTCTTTAGAATAGTATCTAGAAGCACCTCTCCATCCAATCATGGGATTCTCTTCATGAGGTTCAAAATATTTGCCACCTAATAGATTTCTATACTCATTAGATTTAAAATCACTAAATCTAACAATCACATTATTAGGGTGAAATGCTGCCCCTATTTTAGCAATACCGTATGCTAATTTATTGACAAAGAATTCAATTGGATCTTCAAAACTTTTAGCAAGATCGTCAATTTTATCTAATACATCGTTATTTTCAACTTTTTCAGGATGTAATAATGCTAATGGATGAACTTGTAAAGTGTTATTGATAATGAATTCCAATCTTGCTAATCCTACACCAAAATTAGGAATCTTGGCAAATTGAAAAGCTTTTTCAGGGGATGCTACATTCATCATAATTTTAGTCTTTTCTGGCATCTTAATGTCATCTAAAATAAGCTCACTCTTATTATATTTCAATTCACCATCATATATGTAACCTACTTCACCATCCGCACAATTAACTGTTATCATTTGATCACTCTTTAACTCTTTGGTCGAATTAATTACACCAACTATAGTGGGAATTCCTAATTCACGTGCAATAATAGCTGCATGACAAGTTCTACCACCTCTTTCAGTAATAATTGCACTTGCTTTTTTCATAATAGGTTCCCAATCAGGATCAGTTATTTCAGTGACGAGTATATCACCATCGTTAAATTCAAGATCATTTTGTCTGGAGTCTAATGACAGAATGGTTTTTACATGTCCATGTGAAATTTTATCTCCAATAGCAATACCATGTAAAATAGGTTCAACACTTTTATTAACTAATGAGTATGTTGTTAAAATATTTTGATCTTTATTGGAATGAATAGTTTCAGGACGACATTGAACAATGTAGAGTTCATTTGTAATACCATCAACCGCCCACTCTACATCAACGGGACACCATTTTTGATGTTTATTTGAATAGTATTCTTCAAGAGTGGTAACCCATTTAGCTAATTGTAAAATATTTTTATCATTTAGTGAAAAATTATTATAATCATCTAAAGAAACTGATATAGTTTTAGTCCTTTTATCTTGGTTATCAGAATATATCATCTTTTCCAATTTATTTCCTAAAGTTTTATCAATAATAGAATCATAACCTTGGTTCAAAGTTGGTTTGAAGACAATAAATTCATCTGGTTGAACTTGACCACTAACAACCATTTCACCTAATCCATAAGAACTATTAATCACAATTGCATTTTTATTTCCTGATTCAGTATCAATAGAGAATGCAACACCAGCGGAAGCTAAATCTGAACGAACCATTTTTTGTACACAAACACTTAATTTAATAGTGGTTGTATCAAAGTGAACATTGTGTCTATAATCAATAGCTCTTTCATTGAAAATACTTGCAAAACAATTTTTGATTCTTTCCAATAATTGACTACCACCTCTCACATTTAGATAAGTGTCTTGCTGTCCTGCAAATGAGACTTCAGACAAATCTTCAGTTGTTGCAGAAGATCTAACCGCTACATCAGTCTCTTCTTGTTGATCTCCATTAATATCAGTATAGAGTTGTGATAGTTGGTGGTATTTATCAAGAATATCATTTTGAAGATTAGTAGGAAAGTTACCGTTTTGAATGAGACGTCTAATTTTTTGCGCATCTCTTCTAAGTTTTGTATGATCATTATAGTCAATATTATTTAAGATATCATGGATATTTGAATCTAAATTATTATATTCAAGAAAATATGTATAAGCATCAGTTGTAACAACAAAACCGTTAGGAATTTTAATATTAAGAGTTTGTAAATTGGATAACATTTCACCTAAAGATGCGTTTTTTCCACCAACAAGATCAATATTTGAGAGATTGACTTCTGAGAGCCATTTAGTTTGAATAATATCCATAATATTTATAAAATATTATATATATTTTAATTGCAATTTTTATTCGCATAAAGTTTATCATTAATTCTATTACAAGAATTATCAACACATTTCCATTTTGTCCAATTATTACAATTCTCACAATCATTATCATATTTACACTCTTTTTTATTATTATCAGGATTATTATCAGGTTTATAATTAGTACAATGTTGTGGACAACATTTATCTGTTTTATTTAACCATTGACAATTGCCGTTTGCGTCAGTTGGAATTTTGCAACCTGAACATTTGCAACCTGAACAAAGATGTTCATAATAATTTTGACTTAGTAGTAAAAATATAAATAATATTATAAGAATAAGATATATCATTTTATATTATTATTAAATATATTTTTATAAAAAAATATTGATATTAAATATAATGGATACAGAAAGATTGATACTAACTATTTTAGGATTTTTTGGATTAATTTTTATATTAGTTATTATATATTACTTTTTAGCAAGATGGATGGAACAACCATCCACTAAAGATAAACAAGTTGCATGGCCTCCTGCAAGTTATATGGAAGCAACCGGTGCACAATGTCCAGATTATTGGAATAATGCAGGTAATGTTGGTGAAGGTGAACATAGATGTGTAAATAAATTTAATTTACCAGTAATAAAGAGAGATTCAAGACGTTGTAAAAATGTTGACTGTTTAGATGATGGTAATTCCAAAAATTTTAAAACAATTGCTAAATGGCCTGTAAAAAACAGAAATGAAATAAAAGATAGATGTTTATGGAGAGATTGCTGCGTGACAGATAAATTAAATAAAAATGTTCCTGCTTCTTGGATCGGTATTGATTCTGTTTGCAATTCTTAAATATACTATCATTAACTTATTTCTGTCCATCTATTCTTCTTCAAAATTACTTCAAAACACCATTATCTGGTCCGTCAAACCCACATTTATTCTTCTTCCCTGAAAAAAATCCACCATTTTGTTTAAGGTAACCAAAATCTTTTTGTAAAATAATGTTATATTTATTATTTTTGGTAGCCAATTTTTGCAATAGGTGGAAATATTTTTTCTAAATCTTTTGATCCTGCATTTTGTAAAAATAGATATCTATCTTTATTTTGCATATGTATAATATATAAAATTGTTTATTTTTTATTGAAATTTTAATAAAAAATGAAATTATTTATTTAAAAATTTAAAAATGGATTTAAAAGAATTATCACTATATAATATTAATGGAATTATGGACTGATAAATACAAACCAAATACTCTAAGTGAGATGATTGGTAATGATGCTAAATTAAAATCTATACACAATTGGTTTAAAACTTTTAACAACCCTAAATCAAAAAAGATTTTACTTTTATCTGGACCCCCAGGTATTGGAAAAACAACCGCGGCTAATTTAGCATTAAAAGAATACAATTATAATATTATTGAATTTAATGCTTCTTCAATTAGAGGTCCTAAAAATATACGAGATATTTTTGATAAAGTATTAGGTTATAATAGCGTGATTGATATGTTTAAAGCTGGAAAAATGCCAACAGGTATAATTATGGATGAAATTGATACATTATGTTCAGGTGGAGATAAGGGTGGTATGACAGAATTTTTGAATATTATTAAATCTCGTAAGACAAAGAATGAATTTAATATTAATAATCCAATTATTTGTACATATAATGAATTTAGTGATAAGAAGTTGACAGAGTTAAAAAATCTTTCTTTTGAGATTAAAATGAGCAAACCAAATGTAATAAATTTAGAGGAAGTTGTTGATAAAATTGAAAAAGGTGAAGGTATGAATATAGAACCAAGTGCTAAAATTATAATCATTCAACATTCAATGGGTGATATACGTCGTTTAATAAATATTTTGTATGATATATATACTCTTCATAAATCAGAATTAATAACTTTAGATATTGTAGATACTATGGTAAATACTTTTGTTAAAAAAGATGTAGATATACAAATATTTGAGATGACACGTAATATATTAAATACAGAATTATCAAATAATAATTTACTAAATTATTACGATAGTGATAGATTACAATTACCGATGATGTTGCATGAAAATTATATTAATTCTATATATAATAAAGATATTCCTGTAGATGAAAAATTTAATAAAATTTTAGAATGTTCAGAGGCTTTTATTGAAAATGATATTTATCAAACTGCTATTTATGATAATCAATCTTGGGAAATATCAGATACTATGTCTTTAACGTATGCTTTAAAAATAAATGAGATAGGTAAATTAAAAAAATCATTTGTGAAGACAGATAAGATAAAATATACAGTATTATTAAATAGGATTTCACAATTTCATACTAATAAAAAAATGATAAATACATTAAGTAATAAATTAAATTTAAATTTATCTTTTGATGATTTATATTTTTTATCAGAGATGATAGTTTTTCATCTATTTAATAAGAATGGTGATAAGAATCAATTAGTAAATATTATAAAAAATAATAATTTAACAATTGAAAATATAGATTTGTTAATTAGAATTAATAAATTAAATAATAATGATATTAAAAATAAATATACAGCTAAAATAAAAAAAGAAATACAACTATTGATTAAATAATTATCCAAGAACTCTATTATATAACATCAATGCAAAAATGATGAGAACAATAAAAATAGGTGGGAATAATTGGATATATCCTGTCTCATTAATTTCTGATAAAACAGTATTTTCACCATAATTATAGACTTTATTACCCCAAATATTAATACCAGGCCAGATATTGTTAATAATTAAAACCATTATATATGCAACTGTTAATGGTAATAACATAAAAGTTATAAATGGATTTAAATTAGGTGTACCATAATTAACTAAATATGATGCATATAGTGCAACCAACATAGCAATAATAAATTCAAGATTGAATTGCATTTTATATATATAAAATAGCAAGATATTTATTTTATGAGAAGTATGAATTCATATATTCATCTTCATTATTTTCTTCTAAAATAACTAAATTTTCTAAATCTTTACATAATATTTCATCATTTTCTTTAATTTCATTATTATCTTTAATATCATTATTATCTTTAATATCTTCAATTTGATTTTCAATTTTGATTAATTCATTATTAAGACTTTGAATATTATTCATCATAATTGAAAATAAATTTTCTAAATTATCAAGTTTATGTAATAATTCATTTTCGCTCATTAATAGATATGATTGATTCTCTTGTATAAAAATTTCACCTTGATTATTAAATGTATCCATATATCTTCTTTTTTTAGTTGGTTTCTCAATATTTTTCTCCATATTTTCCTCAATATTTTTCTCCATATTTTTTTATATTATAATTATAAACATATATTCTTTATATCAAAAATAATCTTAGTAAAATTATTTTTGATTACTAAAATATATCAATTGTTATCATTACTTATTTCTATTATTGGTTGAGACATAATTCTTTTTACAGATCTTTTAACTTCAATTTTATTCGGATAAATATCATCTATACAAGGACACCTCTCATTTTTTAATAAATAATTATTACAATTTCCGCATTTTTTTTTTAATATTCTTACAATTATTGGTAATGAATTACTTCTATTCTTTCTTGATGTATACATTATATATATATATATATATATATATACAATTTTTAAATAATAATAATCACTTTTTTTATAATTTTAATGGATCTATATCATCAACTATATATAAAGTAATATTATTAGGAAGATTATCAATTAAATATTCATATTCTTTAAGTATCCATAATTCTAAATTCATATCTTTATTAGCTATTGTACACCTTTGTGTCCATTGATCCAGTTTTAATACTTCATTTAAACCTATTATTCTACCTTTTACACCTAAATATTTAGCAGGTTTTTTTCTTTTATTATTAGGATATCTAATACGCCATTCACAAGATAACGCATTGACATGGTTTGGCATACCTTTTAGAATAGCATAATATTTCCATGGTCTACCAATTTTAGTTCTATATGCACCACCAACAATTTCTCCATTATGTTGACGCAATCTTCTGATAGGATTATTGGTGGAACCGTTATAAGATTTATTTTGATGTTGGGAGTCTGTTGATTTAATAAGATAACAGTACCAAGACATTACTAATATATAATTTACATATTTTTATATATTTTTTTTTATATATTCAATTACAAATCCATATAAAATAATAGAAACAATAACACAGTATATATAGTACATAATAGGATTATCAATTTTTACAATTTTATTGAGTTTCCAATATTTACTACCAAAATATGCCATGATAATACCGATAAATATTCCTTTAATATATGAAAAATAGTTTCTAATTTTTGCATCTTCATCAATAAGACTATCCAAAATTTTTGCAATTAAAAGTGTGACTATTATAAATAGTGACGGTGTATATATAATTTTATTTCTATATGAACCAAGTTCTTGTCTTAAATGTGGAAAAATTTCATAAAGATAATTTAATCCATATATAGCAACAAATGATGCTAAAATAGCTGATGTTATTTCATAGATATAGTTTAACATATAATATTAAATATATATATTAGTGTGATAATAATTTTTCTAATTTATTAATTTTATGAAATAGATATTTAATTTTTTGTGAATCACTTAATAATTCAAAAGGATTATTTGATAATTTAACATCAGAAATTATTTTATATAACCTACTATTTTCATCTACCAAGTTTTTTGTATTTGGAGTGATATAATAAATAGTAAATAGAAGGTCATCTAATATAAGAAATTCAGTTGTTGGTTTATCATTAATTATGTTTTCATTCAAATATTTGAACCAAATAATATCAAATTCATTTTCATCAATTGTAAACATTTTCATAAGCCATTTTTTACAATTATTATAATCAGCTATAGAAAATATTATACCATTATTTTTTTCTCTATCTAAAATTAAAAGACTATTACCACATTTAGGACAATTTTTATATTCTTTAATAGTATATTTTTTACATTTATCACACATATTATATTTATATATATAATGTAATATATTTTTCACCAATTTATAAAAAATATATAAATATAATATATAATATGCGTTATTTAACTATTAGTGTTCTTTTAATTATACTAATTTTAATCGTAATTTTAATGAATAGTAAAATTGAATATTTTGATAATCCAGAGAAATCTACAACCAGCGAAATTGGAGAAGGTGCATCAGAATTATACGGTTGGGGATTTGGTGGAATTAAAGATAATGATGATAAAAAACCCGATAAAAAATGCCCCAGATGTGATCACCAATATATTAGTGATAAAACATGTAATATTGTAATTGATGAACGCCATGGATGCAGATACTGTGATATTACTAAAAATAAAGATATTGACAAATATGTACTAAAAAGTAGTATCCCGCCTTGTCCAGATATGAGTCAATATGCTAAAAAATCTATGGTACAGACTTGTCCAGATATGAATAATTATATGTTGAAGAGTGAATTACCGGAATATTGTGCTGCATATTGGCCTGATAAGGATAGATATATGTTAAAATCACAATGTCAATCAGATGATAAATATAAGGTTGTTTATGAAGATATTAGCAAACATCCGGATTATGATAAGTATATATCCAAAGATAATTGCAAGAAATATAAGAAAAGTTGGACACAAGATTTTGAAGATTGGTGGGATAATATTACAGGTAAAAATAAGTCTACAAAACCCAGAAAAGAAAGTTTTCCAAGAGGATATTCATACTCACCTTATGCAGGATATGGTACGGATAATACAGGATATGCATTAGATGGAGGTCAAGTGCGTGAAAAGCATTTTTATGAGAAAGAAGGTTTATAAAAAAAATTCACAGATAATTTTTGATTATTAAATTATAAGAATTAGGAATTGATATTTTATCAATTCTTCCTTCTGTATATAAGACATCACTGGCTGGAGGCTAAATCATCAGCTACATAAGTCCTACGGTGTTGAAATTACAAAGGTAAAAAGTCGACTGAAATCTGAGCATATACCAGAACATGTGGAGAGGTTCCTTTAGGTGAAAACCTTAAGACCGGTGCCGTTGAAGATATCTATCTTCTGTTACCCGTGACTTTATAAAATTTTAATTGTTTGTAGCATTTCTATATATATTATTATTGAGTATATGGAATATATGTTAAAGTAAATACCATTCTTAAAAATTTAATCATAACAACATCTCTGTAATTATAATAAAAATGATCATTCATCATCCACAATATTTCTATATATGTTATTGTAGAGTATATAAAAATATAATAATCCTAAGAATAGAGAGATTAAATATATAGCAATAAATAATGTATATATCATTGTTTAATATTAAATGAACAATAATTTATATATGTAAATCAATTTTTTATAAAAAAATGACAGT